AAGACCATGTAAACTGCACCAGCAGGCATCCTGTAAGCGATCAGAGCGCGTTTTTCGATAGTCGCTAGGACCATGCCCTCTCTCCATGATTGATTAGCATGGAACTCCACGTTGTCCCCCGCCTCGACCTGTCGCTGTTTGGCGGCCTCTTGTCTTCGGTATTTCTTAACCTCCTCGATAGCTATGTTCTCAGGGTCAGTCCAACCGTGACCGGATGACTGCCAGTCATGCCAGACATCGTAGTAATGGGTATCTGTCTCTGTCATAAGTCCATCTTCGATGGCAAACTTTCTGAACTTGCTGTCCTGAGGAACTATATGCTTACCTGCCTGTCGATATAGTGGACGGTTGATGTCAGAGTCTGAACCGAAAGCAAAAAAGTGATGCTTTAAGGAATTGTGCGCGCATTTAATGATGACTATTTGCACATCCTTTCCAAGCTTTTTAAAAAGATTTACTGAATCATGATGTTCTGAGGATATGTGCAAATTTTCACTCTTTCGATATTCCCCGTCAGTTATAAACTTGACGACTTCAAACCCTTTATTTTTAGCGGGTCGGTTACGGTTATTCTTTTCAATTGTCCATTCTCGTAGGTCTGTCATGTCTGTCTCCTTTCTAGTGTCGGCCAATCCGATGTAGAGATAGTGCCATAGGTTATATACTACCGTCAACTACTTTTTACTACCAATCGCAAATAGTTTTAAGGAGCTTATTTGCTTTGGTGTAGACCTCTACTTTAGGGGCCCTCTGCGGTCCAACTTGGTCCTCAAAAGCTAAAATCTTAGCATCATCGATAGCCCATTCTCTACGGTGTTGCTCTGAAAAATGCTGACGGTTACCCTCATTGTCATACATGCCCACAGTCCAGCATTTGTATTCATCACACCAATCAACAATAACTTTTTCCCAGATCATGTCATTCTCCAAAAATTGTATTTACTGATTTAAGCGCTGCTTTACAAGCGTCAATATCGGATTGAAAGTGAATTACTATACCAACTAACCTGCAGTGATCTGCGAAGGATGTACTTTTCAAATTAGGACAGTTCTCCCCTATAAAACCCTGCAAGTTCAGTGCTGCTTCTGTTATATCTTGGTCCATAATGCTTCTCCTGTATGGTATTGGCCCCCGAAGGGGCCGGTTAGGTCAGACTTCGATCAGTGCCAGATTATCGTTAGGTTCTTCTTCTACTTTAAATATCTTGCCTGCATATTTAATCTTATCGCCGACAGAGACCGAGAAGGCAGCCTTTTTTTCTTTAATCTTACTAGATGACAAAGCTACGCAGTTTTGATTTAACCAGTAGACCTTGTGACCATGCCCTTCTGCTCTTTTAAGCCCTTCGAGCGGACAGTTGCCCGATTCTAACGCAAAGCTGAACACATCACAGAAAGTGTAGTAAGACCCGTTTACGCACAATTGATCGTTTGGCTTGTAGCCTTCAAGGATGTTTTTGCCCTCGTAGACTGTGTACTTCGCGTTTTCTTCCACAATGTTTCGTAGTGCCATTTGCTGTCTCCTTTCTGGGTTAATCTTGATTAGTGACTACATTGTCAGGCATAGGATTACAGGTGTCAACTACTTTTTACTATTGGAAGTGATTTATTTTTACATTACAGCAAATTACAGCACCGTTAAAAAAGGGCCAAAAACGGCGTTTTGCCGTAGCGAGGCGTAACGGTAGTGTAAGGGTGGCGTAAGGCCAACAAATATGCGGCTTGTGGCGGTTTTACGTGATTCATGGACCACGGGCCATTACGTCTGTGAAATGGTAGGCGTATGGCTGTGAGGGCCTTATAGTACGGGGTTTGGAGTGTCACGGACCACGGGCCAAGGGGCATTTTTAGGCGTTCTGCTCTATAAGTATGTATTTTGAAAAACAAAAGTGAATTTAACATGTCTATCGAATACATATCTACAGGCGTATTTGACGTAATGATCCTTTAAATACGTGGACTGTAGCCTTACGTCTACCATTACGTCTATTTTTTACAGACGTAATGACGTAATGATTGTCAAGAATCCTATAAGTCGCGCGCGGGCGAGTTTTTGGTTTTATTTTTTTTTTTTTCCAAAATACATACCTATAGAAATGTGTTATTGTGCTCAAATGCCGAAGAAAAAAGACAAGCCTTGTCCTAACACTGGAATAGCTTCAAGAGAGCATTTTGTTCGCCCTGCCGGCGGCTTGAAAGGTCAACGCAGCTATCCGTTTAAAAGCATGGTTAAGAACGATTATTTTCGAGTGTATAGTCCTGCTGAGGCCTGTAAAGTTCGCAGTGCTCTGCTGACGTTCTACCGGAGCCCGTCTTACGCTGGCCGGTATTTTACGGTGCGTCCTTCTGATACTCTTGAAGGCTGGATCTGTCGGAGGACTGCTTAGTGGCTAAAAAAGACATTTTTAATGCTGTACCTGTTAAAAAAACTCATCGAAGGAAACTCATGGAAAAGGTCCATAACGCCGAAGTCGAGCCACTGGCAAAACAAAAGCGAGTAGTCACCCCGCAACAATGGCTGTTTATAAAAGAGCTGTGCCAAGAGGAGGGTAAGCCTTTGTCGCTCCGAGAAGCCGCGATCAATGCCGGCTATGCCGAGAAGGGTGCTGCGTCGGTTGCTTCTATTTTGACAGACCCCAAAAAGAACCCGCACGTTGTAGCAGCAATCCAAGAGTATAGGCATGAGCTGGCCGAGAAATACGGGACCAGCTACGAGCGGCACATGCAGGACCTGTTGATTATCCGTAACCAAGCCTTAGAGGCTAAAAACTTCTCTGCTGCTGTTGCCGCAGAGTTCCGACGAGGACAGGCGCTAGGTACGATTTACATTGATAGAAAAGAAATCAGGCACGGAACTATCGACTCGATGAGTAAGGAAGACGTTAAGCGCAAGCTTGAAGAAATAAAAGCGATGTACGGCGGTCCACCACCGACCGAGATACTCGACATAACCCCTGAACAAATCGAAGAACCGACGAGCATGCTGGAGGCGATGAAGGATGGCGAAAGGTCCCGAAGGCCAGCTACACGACAGGCTCAAAAAGAATCTACCGAACTCAGTGATAGTCCGGTTGGAGAATCGGATCAATCTGGGGATACCGGATTGTCTGATAGCACTGCCGCCGAAGTACGTGATGGTGGAGCTGAAGGTAGTGAAGAGCGGACGCAAGGTCCGGCTGTCACCTCACCAGATAGCCTTCGCAATGAAGCACGCCAGCCTGAGACTGCCGACATTCATACTGATTGAGTGGCATCCTAAAGGCACGCTCAAAGCTTCAGAGAAGCGCCTCCTGCTCTATCACGGGAGGCAATCCCAAGCCCTTGCTATCGATGGATTAAGCACGCAGGCGTTAGCTGTGTGGCCCCTGAACGCTGTTGACTGGGCCGTGTTACGCCAGCTATTAGTCGCTTAAACGTACATGAAGACGCAAGCCACGTGGATTGAGGGATACAGGCTCTCGATAAAATCTACGTCTGAAAAGACCCAGAAAAAATAAACTAAGCTTGGATTGACGCAGGCTCCAAGCTCAAACGTATATGGGGATATACGTTATCCGAGGTCCATTTGCGATGTTCCACGTGGAACTATTTCCGGTAATACCTATTACCGGAAATAGCGATTTGATCTAAAGCCTAGACAAATCAAACACTTAGCGTGAACCAAGGCTCACGGGCCATCGAGGGCGGGTCCCTTTTGGGTATTTGGGCCCTAAAATAACGCCTAAATGAGAATCATTCTCACATAGATCCCCACCCTCTCAGGGTCGGGGGCTTTAGCCAGATTTCATACAATTAGTTTTGGCTAAAACGAAAATGGCTTTCTGTTTCACGTGAAACCACCTTGCAACCCACCCCCCTTTGTTAGAAAATCAAAACCCCAAAAAATTTTTCGCAATTTTTTTGAAAACGGATTTTTATGCAGATAGCTAATCGCATTGAAGACGTTGAGGCGGAGCGGTTAAAACTAGAGCTTCGACTCGCGCTTCTTGAAGGGCAAGAACAGGCACAAGATACTTTCATTGGTTTCTCTCGGTACGTGTGGCCTGAAGCGATAATCAGTAGCCATCACGAGATTATGGCTAAAGCCTTTGACCGCATAGCCGACGGCACGTTAAAACGCTTGATCGTGGACATGCCACCTCGACACACCAAATCTGAGTTCGCATCCTACCTGCTTCCGGCCTATCTCATGGGCCGTCGTCCAACGACCAAGATCATTCAGGCCACGCACACCGGCGAGTTAGCCGTGAGGTTTGGTCGTAAGGTGCGTAACTTGATGGACATGGACCGTTATACAGAGGTCTTTCCTAAGGTTTCCTTGAAGGCTGATAGTAAAGCCGCCGGAAGGTGGGACACTGACGCGGGTGGTGAGTATTTTGCCGTGGGCGTTGGTGGAGCAATGACGGGCCGTGGTGCGGATATGCTGATTATTGACGATCCTCACTCGGAGCAAGACGCGCAGTCTATGCTTGCCTTGGACAATGCGTGGGAATGGTATACCTCTGGGCCACGGACCAGACTACAACCCGGCGGGGCTATCGTAATCGTGATGACTCGTTGGGGGACCAAGGATCTTACGGCGCGGTTATTAAAATCCCAGAGCAATCTCAGCGCGGACCAGTGGGAGGTGATAGAGTTTCCTGCGGTTTTTGATGAGGGCGAGGAGAACGAGCGTGCCCTTTGGCCGAGTTTCTGGGAACTTGAGGAACTCCGCGCGGTCCGAGCATCTATGTCGGTGCAGAAATGGAACGCGATGTATCAGCAGAGACCGACTTCTGACGAGGGCGCGATACTCAAGCGAGAATGGTGGCGAGAGTGGGAACCTGAGCATTTGCCGAGCGTAGAGTATATCATTCATTCTTATGACACGGCGTATTCCAAGAAGGAGACGGCGGATTACTCTGTTATCACGACGTGGGGCGTGTTCTTTCCCGATGAGGATTCGGGCCCGAATCTGTTGTTGATGGACGTGAGAAAGGGTCGATGGGACTTTCCAGACCTCAAGCGTGAGGCAATGGACCAGTATAAGTATTGGCAGCCGGATAATGTATTGATCGAGGCCAAAGCGACAGGGATCACGCTACAGCAGGAACTCCGGCGTATGGGTATTCCGGTGACCATGTATTCACCCGGCGGTCGGCGTGCCGGTCAGGATAAGGTTTCACGGGCGCATGCCGTAGCCCCTATTTTAGAGGCGGGTATGGTCTGGGCTCCTGATGAGACGTGGGCACAGGATCTGATTGAGGAGTGTGCGGCGTTTCCTAATGGGGACAATGACGACCAAGTGGATAGTACAACGCAGGCTCTGATGCGATTCCGCGCGGGGAACTTTATCTCTCTGTACTCTGATGAGCCGGAAGAGCCTCGAAACGAGGGGCTTGTTCCTGAGTATTATTAGGCCTAGAATGTCAAGATAATTTAACCCGTTTGAAGGGGTCCTTTATGGATAATAGATCAGCACGGGAAATGCTTGGCGCACTCCCTATAA